ACATGACTATTTTTATTAAATATATAATAATGAGGTAAAAATTTTTTATCTTAATTTAAACTTTTCGAATAATTGAAACTATAAGAACAAGTATTAACAAAAAACAATTAAAACAATGAAAACAGGAATTTGTAAATTTTATTCGACTGAAAAAGGTTATGGATTCATCAAAATTGATGATTCTAACGAAGATATCTTCGTGCATGCTACAGGATTGAATGAAGAAATCAGAGAGAACGACAAAGTAGAATTTGATGTGGTCGAAGGGAAGAAAGGCTTAAACGCTGTATCCGTAAGGCTAGTATAAATATTTATTAGTTATCAAAGATTGAAAAAAGACGAAGTTTTAATAAACTTCGTCTTTTTTGTTTTATATATACTAGTAAAAGAAAAACCTTAAAATGACAAAAGAAAAAATTAGAGAATATAATAAAAAACATTATCTAAAACACAAAGATGAAATTAAAATTAAAAACCAAGAGTATTATAAGGAAAACAAAGAAAAAGTCAAATCTAAAGTTAATGAGTATAATTTAGAAAATAAAGAGAAAAGAGATGAGTATAAGAAAGAATATTATTCAAAAAATAAGGAAAAAATTAAATCCAAAGTTAAAGAATACCAAGAAAAAACAGGATATAAGGAAAAATATCGTGAGGAAAATAAAGAAAAAATAAAAGAATATAATAAAGAATATAACCAGGAAAATAAAGAAAAAATAAAAGAATTACACAAAGAGTATAGAAAAAATAATATAGAAAAAATAAAAGAAAATTCTAATAAATATTATCAGGAAAATAAAGAAAGATTAAAACCAAAAAAAGATGTGTATAATAAAAAATATTATCAGGAAAATAAAGAAGAAATTAAAGAGTATCAAAATGAATATTATCAAGACAATTTAGATAAAGTTAGAGAAAATTCGAAAAAATATCGTGAAGAAAATAAAGATTATTACAGAAAATATTTCAACAAGTATAAAAAGGATAGAATGGAAATAGATCCTCTTTTTAAATTGACAATTATATTACGAAGTGCGGTTTATAGAGCGTTCAAAACCAAAAATTTTAAAAAAAACCTTCACACCGAAGAAATATTAGGTTGTACTTTCGAAGAATTTAAAAATCATATAGAAAGTCAGTTTGAAAATTGGATGACCTACGAAAATCACGGAAAATATAATGGTGAATATAATTTTGGATGGGACATTGACCATATAATCGAATTGAAGACTGCTGAAACTATCGAAGATATAATTAAATTGAATCACTATACAAATTTAAGACCATTAGATTCTAAAATCAATAGATATGATAGAAATACGAAATATTAAAGTTCAAAGAAATCATCGATGATATCATTTGAAATTTCCTCATCTTTCTCGATTATTTTAGTTACAGAAGGTTTTCTTTGTATTTCTAATTTTTGTACACTCATTTTTTCAATCAGAATCTTATCCACGATTAATTCTTCTTCTGTTAGTTCTATATCTTTCTCTATTTCGTAATGGTAGAATTTATCGATATCTATCACAGATTCCATTTTTTCGAATAAAGGTTTTGGTAGATATCCCGGTGTTAATCTCAATAGTTTGATATTAAAGGCGATATTTTCTTGAGTTTTATTAAGAGTTTCATCATCTTTGATATTTTTTTGATAAGCAATGACTTCTGTTAGTTGTTTAGGAAATTCGATAGAATCGAAATCTATATCATTAACATGTAATTTTTTAAAAATGTCATATATTGTGTTAGCTCCTTCTTCACCAATTCCCCTAGAATTATTTTTATAACAAGATTGTACGTTATCTTTCTTATCACCAGCAACTATTTTAATAAATAAAGATTTCTCTGGTTCGACTTCTTTTGTTTTGGTTCTACTTATCAAACCATCTAAATAACCTAGAAATTCTTCATCATTACTCATATCAAAAATATCATTTTTTTGATTTTCTAACCAATTAATAAATATGTTATGATTTTTTGGTAAATAAGTTCTTTCATCACTATGTTTATAATTATACATTATATTGATATATTCAGCATTTATATCAAATTTTATAAGTTGATGTAAGTCTCCATCGCTTCCTATAATAACATTACTTATACCTTTTTTGTTATTTTCATTTACTAAATAAGCAATAATATCATCACCCTCAGCACCATCAAAGGATAAATAGTTTACATTTCTTCTTTTAGAAAGTTCTACTTTGAATTCATTAAAAGTTTTAAAAATAAAATCCCAATCCATTTTTTCATCTCTTTTCCTATTACCTTTGTACTCTTTGAAGAAGATTTTTCTCCAAGATTTTGGAGAATCAGTAACAAAATATACTTTTTCAAAGGTGAAGGATTTCATCAATCTATCTAAATCTTTTTTAAGTAAAGTTGGTAAATCTAAATAAATAGATCTAGATTGTTTAAGTATGAAAACGTCTTTGTACAAAAGATAATTGCCGTCGACTATCAATGAGCATCTTGCCATATTTGTAAATTATTTTTTAATATTTCTTCAAATTTTTCTAAAAGAAATTCGATAAGTGTGTCCATATCATCTATAATGACATTTTCTACTGTCAATCCTCGATTTTTATTTCTATTTAATTTAAAGGAAAATACATCTTTCAGTTTGATGAAGATGTCTGTAAAATCAAAATTTTCTAGGAGTGGTTCTAAAATAACAGGTTGAGTACCATCATAAAATGATGCATAAACTAAAATAGAGTCATATTTTGTTAACTTGTCATAAAATCTCTCACTATCTATTATCGGTATTCCGTCTGTTAGTTTATTCTCAAGTATTATAAATAGATAATTTTTGTCATTTATTTTAGTCACCAGTCCTTTATATTTAAAGGGATTATCCGACCACATAATTTAACTTTTTAAATCTTATTTGTCCATCTTCTTCGAAGGTATATGCAACACTGATAGATTTAAGTCTTTTAGACCTTTTTCCTCGACTTCCATCTTCTAACAAAGGTACTTCTGCTTCATAGATAAACTCCACACCGGGTGTTTCTTGTAAAAGCGCTTTTAATTCCTCTTTCATTTTATCTGCGTCAACTTTTTCTAGATCATCTAGATCAACCGATGAAGATATGTAGTTATTAACTACTTGTTCTTTAAATTGTGATATCTCATTCATAAAATGATTATTATTTTTTTGTATATATTAATTTATTAAAGTCTTCATCTCAGAAATATAAGAAATCAAGTGTAACAAAGGATCTGGTGCATTATCTAGTTCAACATTATAAGTTTTTTGTAGAATTAAAATTCTTGTTCCTAATTCTTTAATAATTTCCGGCTTCATTTCAATCAAATATTGGAAGAATGGTCTTCCTAATATTTTAAAACCATTCTCAGGATTTTCTGTAAAATTATCAATGATATAAAAATAATTTTCCATCGGATCATTTCTTTTATTAAGTATAAAACTGTAAAAATCGGTATAATGTGAACTTGTTTTAGTTTTATTCAACTGTTCTGTATTACCAACAATATGAATTTCTTGCAACATCTGTGTACCAGACCTTAAATCCGGGAACGTTTTATTAATAATTTTTTTTAATTCTTCTTCCGATATTTTTATTTTTTCGGCGATAGATACAGCTTTTAGATATTTGAAATAACCATTCTGTAGAAAATCGATTTCATCTTTATTTAATGGATCGAAATTGACTAAGTTGAATCTAGATTGCAATTCAGACTCAATTTTGTCAATATGGTTTGTAGTAAGAATAAACCTAACAGTGTCACTATATTTTTCTATAAAAGATTTCAATCCACACTGATATTGATATGATGCATTTTCAAATTCTTCTAATAATACTACTTTCATAGTATCTCTATTATACTGAAACGATAATGTTTCACAATGTTCTGTGATTTGTTCCCTTAATACATCTATTGATGTTTCTAATGAAGTGTTCAATTCTAAAACATTTAATCCGTTGCAAAGTATTTTTGCAAGTGAAGATTTTCCCATTCCAGGTTGTGAATAGAAAATAAGATTCGTCTCTATTCCTTTTTTCAAGAAATTTTCTATACGAGGAAGTAATATTAATTGTTTAAATGATTTCGGTCTATATTTTTCCCAAAAAAGTTTATTTTTTAATGCCATATTAAATATTTATTTTGTAAATTCGTTGATATCAAAGGTATCTAATGAAGAATCTTGTGTTTTAGGAACTTCTATTTGAAAATCAGGAATCTTTGTAACATAGTTTTGAGATATATAAAGGAATACATATCTCTTTCTTCTTTTGTTAAGAAGTTCCAAGTACAAATTTCATTTGATTTAAATGAGATGTAAAACATGTCACTTTTACTACCTTCTGTTTTTAGGAAAGCACCTTTGTGAAAATAATTCACCTTTTCAAGATTTACTACACACTGTTCTTTATATTTTATAAATTTCATAGTTTTAAAGTTTTATTTTTTATATAATTTTTTTAATGGTAAGTTTAATGTAAAAATTTTATATATACCGACATGGAAATAAAAGATAGGGAGTTTAAAACACCAGAAGAATTAGTAGATTTTGTAATCAGAGAGTGTGGTGATATGGAATATCAATGGGAGGAGGATAAATTTTTAACAATTGGTGAGGATAAGTTATTTACAGACCAATCTGTATCTTCATTTAATCCTAATTATATCTTATATTGTAACGTTTTGTTAGATAAAAATTTTAATCTGACAATAGAGGAATTAACTGTATCTAATTTAAAATTAGATGATTTAGAAAAAGGATGGTTAGATAAATTAGATAGTTTGATATTTTTAGATGTTTCTGATAATTTTTTAACTTATATACCAGAATTACCAAAAAATTTAGTAGCTTTATATTGTAGTGATAACCAACTAATTAAATTACCAGAATTACCTAAAAATTTAAAAGAATTATGGTGTGACAACTGTAATCTATTAACGATACCAGAATTACCAAAAAATTTAAGAGTTTTAAATTGTATAGGTAATAATTTAAAAGAATTACCAAAGTTTCCAAATTCTTTACGAAATTTATATTTTCGAGATAATGATTTTGATAATGAAACAGTTAAAAGAATAAATAAATTTATTGACGATTTTTAAAATGAAAACACTAAAATCATATAAAATATTTGAAAAGGACATAAAACATCTTTACCAACCAAACGCATACACTTGTGGAGTAACTTGTATTAAGATGGTGTTAGATTTTCTTAAAAAAGAAAATAAATCCATTGAAGAACTTTCAAAACTCGCGAATTGTAATAAGTTAACCGGTACTGTACTTAGCAACATGAAAAAATTGTTAGATATAAATGATATTAATTATGATTTATTCAAAGATTTGAATCATCAAGAAATTATTGATAATATTAAAAAAGACGATTGTGTTTATGTTATAATGATTTGGTTGGGTGATGTCCCCCATTGGATTTTGATTAAAGATTATCAAGATGACGAATATGTTGTCAACGACCCTTGGCAGGGTGAGATAGTTTTATCAACAGAAGAATTGAATGAGATGTTTAATTATGATAAAATAAATATATATAGTGTAGGTGTAAAATTATTAGTACCTTATAAAATAATAAAAATAAATTTATGATAACAAAATTTAAATTATTCGAAGAAATCTCTCGTGATGAAATTTTAATCTCACATACAAAACCAGAAGATATAGAAGAATGTATCGATATGGCAGCTAAAGAATTTGCTAAGTATGAAAGTTATGAAGAAGTTTCAGAACATTTGAGAGCATCGGTTAATTTTGATATGAGTTTTGTGGCTAAAGATTTATCAGGAAAAATAATTGGTACATTACTATTAGGTGAAAGTAATTTATCAAATATCTTGAGAGGAGAATCTTGGGTATCTTTAAAACAAGTTGATATTGAAAACAAAAAAGGTTTAGAAGGTGTTGGTTTAGTCGTGTTAGAAGAATATCGAAAATCTTTTGTTGTATATAAATTATTACAAAGTGTTAATGATGTTAAAGGTGACTATGATTATTTAATGGTGCAACAATATGAGGGACTAGAAGAAAATATAAAATATGGTGGACGATTAGAACATATCGGATATTATGGTGATAAAGATAATAAAATAAATGTTTACTACAAGGAATTATGAAATATTTAAAAAATCGGGAATCTTTTAACGAAAGTGTCGAATCAGAATATGATATATTTAATAAAGTTCTATTAGAAGTTACATCAAACTTTGATGAATCAAATATTGAAGTTTATAAATATTTTCATAGTAGATATAGATATAGTATGGGTGATAGTAAATATTTGTTTGTTAATATGGGTAGAGGAGAATGTTCTATAATATTTGAAGATATATCAAATGATATAAACATTATTACATTAGTTAATTTTGAACCACTTAAAATAGAAATTGCAGGCGCTGGTTTTAAAGAGTTGAATAGAGAACTTGTTATTGATTTATTGAGAAAATTTTTTAAAGGTATTGACAAAAGAAAACCAGATTTTGATGCAGGAGGTTATTATTATGAATGAATATAAACTTTTAGTCAATTCAAACATATATAAAAAATGGGATTAAAATACTTTGAACAATTTGAAAATTTGAGGGATATAGAAGATTTTAAAAAATTTTCATTAAGAGAATCTTATAGAGATAATTTTAAAGAATCTATTCCATATAATAAATTTAAAGAAAGTTTAGAAAAAATCATTTCATCATATAGAGATGTTATATTAGATTATAGTATAGACATAAAAGAAGAAGTATTTATTCAATTTGATATTGAGATAAAATTAAAAGATAGATTAAAAGATTTTTATAATACCTTTAACAAATTATTAATCGATGAATTCTATTACATATTGGGATATACCGACGGAGAAAGAATTTATAAAGAAAAATTAGATTATGATATATTTAAATCTAACAAGTTTATAAGACTGTTTTTAGATAAAAAATATGATTTACCGTTAGAATTAAAAAAAATAACTTATTTATATCATGTATCAACAAAAGAAAATTATGAAAAAGTTATAAAAGGTAATGGTATTTCACCGAAAAAAGATGAAATGATATCATTTGAATCGTTTGATAAAATCTATTTGTTTGCTAACAAAAAAGATTGTTTAAATTTTATAAAAGAAAAAGTTTATTATTACAGAGAAAATAATGAAGATATAACAGATTTTGTAATTCTTAAAATTGATATTAGAACAATTGGCAAACCCACAAAAATATTTAAAGATAGAAAAGAAATCGAAAGAGAAGGTTATTATTTAATAGATCCGATACCCTATTGGTCAACAACTTTAGATGAACATATTGATACTAAACGAAAAGAATTTTGGAGTTAAAAAAGTAAAAAACCAGTCTAAAAAGACTGGTTTTTTTATGCCCGGATTTTTATATATACCTATATGAAATATTTAAAATTATTTGAAAGATTTAAAAATAAACCTAAGTTTATCCTTTTAGTCGGCCCGCCAGCGTCAGGAAAATCAACATATATAAGAAGAGTCCTTTCAAAAGAATTAAATAATGATTTTGTTGTTATCGAAAGAGACTCGATTGTTTCTGAAATCGCAGCAAAATTTGACATGACTTATGATGATACTTTCATTGCTCCGTCAAAAGATATTCCAGAGGATTTCGTGCATCCAAAATACGGTAAAGTTGTCGGTTCTCCAAAAGGTGTTATTTGGAGTCCAAAGTCTTATGAAGTTATATCTAAAATTAATGCTAAAATTTTTCGAGAATTTTCTAAAAGATTAAAAGAAGCAATTGAAAATAAACAGAATATTATTATGGATTTAACAAATATGAATCATAAAACCAGAAAAGGTATTTTAAAATTTATTAAAGATAAAAAAGATGATTTTTTTAAAATTGCAATCGTTTTTAATAATGGTGGAAAAGGATTAGAAGATTTGTTATTTAAAGTTGCCAAAAGAAGACAAAAACAAATTGAAAAAGAAGGTGGTAAAAAAACCATTAGAAAAGATGTTTTTAAACGAATGATAGATAATTATCTTGAACCAACAAAAGAAGAAGGTTTTGATGAGATTAGATTTGTTGATAATAGAAGAAATTTGGAGAAAATTATTTAATATATAGAAATAGAAAAATACTGAAAAAAAATCTTAATATATAAAAACGGAGTAAAATAGAGATTTTATATTTAATATATAAAATAAAAAATAATTAAATTAATATGCCAATGTCAAATAGTCAACTTGGAACTTACACACGTCCTGGTATTTTCATAAATGAAATTAATAACAGTCCGATTACACTTCCTATTCAGGATGTACTCATCAATCTGGTCCCAGGATTTTCAAAAAAGGGACCGGTTAACAAACCAGTTTATGTAGATAATCCTACTAATTTCGAATCAATCTTCGGAACAACAGATAGAAGATTAGAAAATAAGGGAAGTTTTTTCCACAGAACAGTAGAAAAGATGTTGCAGTCAGGTCCTGTATGGGCTTTGAACCTTTTAACCACTGATGATTCAAGAGATAAATTATCTTGGCAAACTATTTCTGTATCATCATTATTCCAAAACGGTACAGAACAGTTAGCACCTTATTCAAGATTTTTTAATCGTCAAGATTTTTGGGAAAGAGATGCTGATGCTTTTATGAGCATCGTGCAAAATCCAACTGCGGATCATAACAGATTATTACATGTTACAAACATGGGTGATAAAACTATCACAACATTCTTCTTTAAATCTTCAATAACAGGTTTTGATATTACTGCTGAAGATTGGTATGGAGGTTTGACTAAGGTTCCACCTTATGTTCAACCTAAATCTTGGATTTCTGATTATCTTATTACAGTTTTAGTTCTTCAAGGTGATTGGACAGATTATAATACTTTATCAGTTGATACAACTTGGTCAAAATATTTTACAAATACAGGTTTAATCAAAACAAATATTCAGAACTTTGTAAATGAAAGAAATGTTACAGTTCTTGGTAGTTATGATGTATCATTAATTCCTAACTTCAGTGATTTAGATGGTCGTGACATGTATATCAAGAGTGTTATCAACAATGACACAGACAAATCTGGTCTTTTTGTAACTTACGATGAAGATGCTCTACTTGGTTCAGATTATCCAACTAATACAATAGATATTTTAGGTGAAACAATTGCTGATACAGACACATCAACAATAAATTTCTTATCTTACAACACAACTATCAGTGAAACTTTAGTTTACGCTGAAAAATTCTTAGATAGTGCAGGAAATAGTTTAGGTTTAGGTATAGCTGACACATCATCTTCTCCTTCTATAAATAGAAATACCGCTTATTATACAAACTGGACTACAAAAGGAATCAGTGTCACAGAACAGTCTACTCCATCTAGTACAAGTTCCGGTATTACTATAAATAGTTCAAATGCTTCTTATATACTGAATGGTACTAAATATGGTTACACTGGTCAAACAGTTTATTTATCAGACCTTACAATATCTAATTCATCATTAACTTATACTCGATATGATGTTGTTTATTTAACAACGGATAATACAACTGTTAGTGTTCTTAAAGGTACACAATCAGGTGGTACAGACGCAACAAAACCAACATTCACACCGATAAATGAGAATTCTATCATTTTAGGATATGTTAAATTCCAACACACAATTAGTGGTTATACTACTACTTGGAATGGTATAACAGTGAATACTAGCACTTATGTACCTTTTACAGATTATACAACAACATCTGTTACAGGTTCAACAACGGCTACTAATTATTTACAGATTGTATTTGGAACTGGTTCAACATCTTATGCAGCACTTCGTTCTTCAAAAATATTTGTTGAGTTAGCAAGTAAAATAGAACTTAATGAAAGTGTTATTATTGATGTTATAGGTAACAAAAAGAAATATAAAATCACAGATCCTACAATCGGTACAAATTATATTAATTTATATTTTGATCCTACTGTGGTTTCTAATCCTGCGATTCTTTGTTCAGGTTCAACAATTTTAATCAATTATATTGATGATGAATTTGTTGGTCAAGGAACAACAGTTTCTTCAGGTGTCACAACCGATTCTATAGCAGCGAATAGTATCGTGATTGCTAAATATTCAACTTTCTACAAAAATTTTGTTGATGGTTTTATTAATAGTAATGATTATTTTTATACTGGAAATGTCACAGGAACAACTAAAGTTTACATACATCCTTGGTTAGACACAGATGGTATACTCACTGTTACTCTTTCTAATGATCCTGATTTGGTTGATGGTGCTATCATCGATTGGACTCAATATGGTACAT